GCCTGAATATCACTTTTAAAACTCATATTATCTCCATTATAAGGGTAAAGTATAGGGGCGTAAATACTACGCCCCTATATTAAATTGATTACGCTCCTGGCGAATGTATCTTTCTCTAGCTTTAAATCTTACGTTTCCAGTGTCGAAATCACCTTCAATCGCTGTTTTAATTGGCGATCTTACAAAGTGTTTCAAACCATTAGGCGCATCAGTCAAGATGAAGAATGCATCCGTGTCAGTTAAGAAGTGGTTAACTCTATAACCTTCAGGAATCATTCCCATATTCATCATTGCGTTGATGTCGTTTTTAGCAAACGCTGATGAACCACCTGGTGTTGTAGATAAAGGTGATTTCATGATTCTCTCAGCAGTAAATTGTAATTCTTTTGGAATAATCAATTTTCTACCTTGTAGAGCGATCTTTAATCCTCTTTCGTCTACGAACGCTGCGATGTCTATTAACGCTTGTTCTAACGATGTTTCTGACAAATCAGAAGCAGTAGATAATTCATTTCTGAATGTTCCACCGTTCGCTAAAGGGTGATCAGTAGTCATAAGTGCTTTACCGTCACCACCATTGTATGAACCACCAGTATCAAAACCGTTGTTCAAAATGTTAGCTGCTGTGATTTGTTTAGATTGCGCCATTGATCTTGCAAGAGCTCTTGTGTATCTGCCTGCTAATCTGTCGTATAAGTTATCTTCAATTGCCTCTTCTGTGATAGCAAATGCTAACGCCACAGTATTGTGAGTGTATCTTGAAGTATATACTTCAGAAGCTTGGTCAAAAGTGACCATAGCACCTTCAGCTTTAGTTGCTGCTGTGCCAAAGCCAGATAACATAACTTCTTCTTCAAACGCTCTGTCTGAAGCTTCAGCCATGAAGATCTCTGCATGCTCGTTGTCGTATCTGTTGTATTCCAGGCCGAATAGTGCATTCAATCCTGGCTCTAGTTCTTTAACTAGTTGTGATCGTGATATAGCCATATTTTATTCTCCTATTCTATATACCTGTGCCTTGACTATAGAAGTGTTTGTTAATTCTAACTAACACATCCACATTCACGCTTCCAGCAGTGCTATTTTGCGTATCTTGCGAAATATCAACTGCTTGAAGGACAGTTCCGCTTGTTGTTAAACCAGATACACTGTAGTCCAATTGAACTTGAGATATACCTGTTAAAGCGTTACCGCCGGCGTTTGTTATTGCAAAGTTTTTAAAGATGTCTGCTACAGCAAATGCTCCATCAGAATCAATTGAATAAACTACATTTGGGTCATCGATAACGGTAGCAACAATGTCACTAGCATTAACTGTACCTGGATAATAGTTTTTCCAAGTTGGTTTCTGAGTAGTAGGATCTGTGTAAAACACTCCATTAAAAACGCCCACAACCATTTCAGAGGTATTCGCAACTGCTCTTTGGATTCCACCACCTGTAACAGGGATTACCAAGTCACCTTGGTAAATCGGTGTGCCATAATTGGCTGCGATTCTGTATCTGTTTTGTGCGTTAATAAACGGAGAGCCATCTAGTTTTCTTACTGGTCTTAGACCATATTTTTCGACTACATTAGCCATATTGTTTTTCTCCTATATATTTTTATTAACTTACTTCGGTGTGAATTTTACCAAATCATTAGGATTTGTTTCCTCCACCAAAAGTTACGCGAGATTGTCTACTAATATTAATAGGCATCTCCGGTCGTTGTTCCTTCATGACATCGTTGTCCACCGCGTCTACTCTATCTTGAGTAATTCTTTTAAAATACTCAGCACGGCTTTTAACAATTTCTTCAGGTATCCTTCCCAACACAAGGCCAGCAACCCCGATCAAACCTGCGTAAGTTCCCTGAGCTATGACTGGATAAGAGTGATCACCTAATTGATTTTTAATCTCTTCGGCTCTCACAAATTCCCAACCTTCTCTCATTTTCTTAGATACGTTTGCCGTATCCTGAAAACCCATACTCTCGGTTCTTATCCATCTATGGACATAACCGTCTGGCGCAGGTGGTGCATCCAGAGATGATGGTGGCGTCCAAGGTTTATTTCTAACCTCTTTTACTTCTTCTGACGCGCGTGAAGTTCTTTTTATATTATCGCTCATACTTATTGTACCTCCTTCACGTATTTAGCGTATTCTTCTAGTGGCACCCCTAATTTTTTGGCAATAGCCACCTGTGATTTGGTGAGTCTCACAGATCTACGTCCCTGCTGACTTCTGCCAGCACTAGCAACTTTTTGGACGGGTCTTCGTTGCTCAGATTGAAAACGGTGAGGAAAATTTTCCTTCATACGTTTATCAATCTCATTATAATACTCCTCACTCTCTACATCAACTCCCATGCCCACTAGATCTTCGTGCACAGTCATTGCTGCGTTTGTCATAATTTTATCATTACCAAACCAAGTGTTTTTAGAAGCCCAATCTTGAGCTTTTTTACTTGGCTCAGTTGGTACTACGTCTTGTTGAGTATATTTTGGCTCTTCTTTAACGCTATTTTTCTGCTCTTCTAACTGTTTAAGTCTAGCTTCTCTATCAGCCATCTTAATTCTAGCTTTTTCTTTTTCAACAGATAGTCTAGTTAACTCATCGTTAGCTTCCATAATTTTTTCAGCATCATTATTTTCAATAGCTTCTTTGAGTTTTCTTTTTACCTGTTCTCTTTGAGAATCAACTCTAGCGTCAAATTCTTTTAGATATTTTTCATCTGCAGAATCATATTTATTTACAGAATCGTCATACTTTTTCTGTAAACCTTTTGCAAAATCCAAAGCAGCTTTTTCTCTTCTTTCAGCTTCTCTGTATTTTCTTGTTAGTTTGTCTATTCTCTTCCTTACAGATTCAGATACCTTAGTTAAATCATCTGGATCTTCTGTAGGTTGTGTTTGTTGTTTAGGTTCTTCGATCTCTTCAACAGCAACTTCTTCTTTTGGTTGCTCCTTGTCGTGATCTGTATAACCTAAGTCTACTTCACCAACATTTAAGTTGGCTTCTTTAGATTCTTCCTTTTGTTGTTCTTCAACTTTAACTTCTGTTTCTTTAACATCGTCTAAATCAAGTTCAACTTCAGGTTGTATCTTAGCTTGTTCTTGTGCATCAGCCATTTGATGTTTCCTCCTTAATATAAATGCAGAATATCTTCTGGTTTATCTATTGTTGCGATGATTTCATCATCGTTCAAAATACGGTGTTCACCATATTTTGTTTTGAATCTAGAACCGGCATATCTACCGTAGATTACAAATTGTCCTTTCTTACACCAAGGACCTTTTGGAAATTTTTCTTTATCTTGATAACAAAGATCACCCATCTCAACGACTAAACCTACAACGGTTGTCATTTGAATGGTTTCACTTGCGTTATCAGTTAAAAGAATTCCACCTTTAGTTTTTTTAGGACCTGCATAAGGTCTAACTAAAAGTCTATAACCAACTGGTTTTGGTATTACTGAAAGATATTTTTCGATCCCTGCTGGATCAGTAGGTATCGGTGATTCTTTTGAATCAGGCGCGACACCATTGTTTATTTTATTGACTCCAACTAAAGTGGAATCAGGTGTTATTATCGTCATCGACATTCTCCTCGTTTCTCTGCAGGTCTTTAAGATCCTGAAGCAGCGTTTCTAAAGCGCTGAGTTTCCCTCTAGAATACGATAGTCTGTCAATTGTGTCTACATGGTACACCAAATCCTCTTTGATTTGGGTAATTCTTTTATTAATGAAATGTTTGATACTTTGTAACGTATCTAAATCAAGATTCATTTTTTTCTAATAAAATTTTATTTTTTCCTTGTTCAGCTAAATTAAAACCGTATTTTTTTAATATAGTTTCAATTAAAGGCATTTCATATTTAGTATAATCATCAAATACAAATCTTGTAATAGGTGCAGTTCTATTAGCAAACCAAACTGCTTCAGTTATAACATCTTTAGTCATATGAGGACCATCAAAATGAACAAATGCAAACTGTGAAAATCTATGTTCTGAATCGTTCATAAATTTAGTATCTGTCATATTGCATAATACAAACTTACCAGCATTTCTATATCGATAGAAATCGTTTAACAGTGTATCTCGCATTTGATCAGTATAATCACAGGTATACGCACCTGTAGTATCATAATGTTGGTATTTTAAATTACCATAAGGATCAACGCCCACATGAATATAATTATTGATAACATTATCCATGATAATCTTAGACCCAAGTCCCTCACGAACTCCAATCTCACAAGATTTATAACCTTGGCAATCAAATCCTTTAGTCCATTTATTAAGTAATTCATAATCCGAGCTGTCTCCTCTAATCATAAGTTCTTATAACACTTTGGATTTTAAATGCAACTACTTACGTTTGATTAAATCAGTAGCTTTAAGTCCGTACACGCTCGCGATTACTCCCACGAAAATAGTCTGATACCAAAATGGCAGTTGAGAAAAGTATTCAAAGAAAAGTTTCATTTTGTCCATCGCAGTTGGATCATCCGAAAAAACTGCCCATGCTAACAATACGATCGGAGCCGATAACAAAAGCAAAATGAATTCGTCTTTCCAGTCCGATTGTCTTGCTTCTAATAATTTACCGTTGTATTCCAATTCTCCACGAGCCTGCATTTCTGCATTTCTTAATGCAGCATCAGACATTGCTTGTTTCGTCTTTTGTTTGTTCGAGTACAGGTGGGCTCCAGTTTTTAGGGCCATTCCCAATAGATTGAACCACGGCATAATATTGTTCTTTTCTCCTTATACTTAAGTAGGGTAGCATTTCCTCCATAAGGTGTAAAGCACGATAACCCTTAAGCCAAAACTTCCATGTTTGTTTTCTATTAGGATATAATTTTCTTTTAGCTATATTTGAATTTAAATTAAGATATCTTTGAAATCTTTGTACCATATCTAAATCAGACATAGTAACCTCAATAACAGCATCAGGTGTATTATGACCTCTTTTGTAAGCTCCGAACCAACCCTCACCCTCAAATAAACCAGCTAAATAAATTATTTGTTCTTTTTTAGATAATTGATCGAACATAAAAAGATTTATAACAAATCTTTTATATATCCGCCACCTTTTTTTATGATTACACCACCTAGTTTTTTACTAGTTTTATCTTTATCTCTTAAATCTCTTAATGCAGCACTTACTGCAGAATCATAAGACATAGTTACTCTAAAATCATTAAACAATTTATCAAAATCATCCCACTGTTCAGGTCTATTTGCTAATACGTTTTTTGCTGTATCACTAGCCATTTAATTTTCTACATTCTGAACAACCTTTTTTAAATTGTTCGTGTCTATTGCAATATTTCTTTTCAAAGATTACAGGCTCAAATGGTTTAGGTTTAAATAATCTTTTTAACCAAGTAAACATTATTTAACTCCTTGAAAGTTAAAACCTTTAACTTGAATACGTTTTGTTCCTCTTGCACCTTCACTCATACAAGAATCACAACCACATCCCATACCACCATCATTTTTATGCATCCCACCACAACTCATTTTAATTGGTGGAACTTGTGAGTTAGGTCCTTTTTTTGGAGGAATTGTTTTTGTTAATTTTTTATTTATCATAATAAACTTTTATCTACGTTAGATGATATCACAACTTCTCCACCATCATCATAAGCTTTAAAACCAGATAAGAATGGATTAGGTGTTGATACAGGATTTTTAATTTGTGTTCCTGGTGTTTTACAAGGAGGTGTTGTTCCATCAGGACATAGTTGTGTAGGAGTATTATCTCCTCCAGTTATATTAGGTGCTGTTGGTTTATAATCATATTTTGTTGTAAAAGAACCGCTAAGTCTAGCATTAGCTGTATCCTTTACAGTTTTAGGTGTAAGAGCTTGTTGAACGGGTTTAATAGCTTTTGAAGCAAGTGTTATTCCCATTGTTGGTAAATCAAATAATTTAGCTACACCTTGAGTTAGTATAGCTTTACCGATATTAACTAAATTAGAACCACCACTACCTGAATCTTTTGTAGTTGTTGTTTTAGATCCTGTAGTTTGCTGATTACTACCACCATCACTACCTTGATAAGAAGATTGAAAAGCATCAGCTGCTGCCTTACCTGATTCATACATACTACTAGATGTAGCAGCACTCATAAAATCTCCTGAGTATGCTTTTTTAATTCCTTTTAACTTTCCAGAATTTTCCATAGCATAGAAAACAGTTTTACCTTTTTTCTTTCCATACTGCTTCTCCATCGAAGCTAAAATTTTTTTACCTTTGTCGTTTAGCGGCATTAGATCTCTCCCTTTGTATTCTTTCGTTCATATCCATTTTCTCTTCCGCAATTCTAATTCGTTCTGCAGCTTGATCTTCCGCAGATTCTAATTTCATTTTATCAAGGTCTATACGATCTTCAAACTCCATAGCTTTTCTTTCTATGTCTTGTTGAGTTTCCATAGCCTTTCTTTGCATATCCATAGCTTTTAAATCTAATTCTCTTTGTTTCAATGCAACTAATGGATCTTCTTTTTGAC